CCGCCACCTGCGCCTCCTCCACCGCCACCTTGACCAGAGCCACCGCCTCCACCGCCACCTGCGATGTATGCGCCAGAATTATTCGTAAAAATCAGACCAGTTGCGCTGTTGGATAATGCGGGTCCACCTGCGCTTCCCACCCCAGCTGTACCGCCGTTACCACCTTTACCGATGATGTATCCGCTATTGTATATGGTTAGCTTATTGTTGAATACACTTGAGATAATCAACCCAGCAGTTGACGTGTTATCAGACCACAGGTATACGCCGCTATTGATTGTAAGCACGACTGGTGTGCTTCCATCCCAACCTTGGCCAGTAAGATACGTTTGCAAGTTTAACTCTTGTTGGCTAGATGAGATCGTAAAGCTAACTTGCTTAACTGCATTGTAAAAACTCAACATGTTAAGTGGATCAGGTGACTCTGGCACATTAGTATTATTAGATGTAACACCTGCTGTACCATTACGATAATACTCTTTAAGAGAGTGAGGTGTACTACCACCAAACTCACCTACAATATCTGTTATTAAACTAAGAGAGCCAGAAGGTTTTACTGCCATTAGAATGCCGCCGCTACAATGTCATCATTTGCGTTCAGTGTACCCGTGCTTGTTAATTTAAACTGTACAGCACCGCCATAGCTGAAATGTAATTCTGTACCACTCTGTGTAATAGTCCAGTCACCTAGATCAACAGTAGTTGCATTAAGGGTGCTTGCAGAGAATGCTTGAGAAGCCGAACCTGCTAGTTCTGCTTTAGTATCAATCTCTGTCTGTAGGCCATCAATGTTTGAGATAGTGTGGTTGTGACTGTCATCTGCTACGGTAGCTGTAATAGTGATGTTACTACCACCATTAAAGGATGCACTACCTGTTACATCACCACCTAGAGAGATAGTACGTGCAGTTTGTAATGTAGTTGCAGTAGAAGCATTACCAGTAACAGCACCTTCAAACGTACCTGCTACGAATGTCTCACTACCTACAGTCCACTTATCTGCAGTCTCATCCCATACAAGTGTCTTGTTGGCCAGTGTACCACGTTCAATCTCAATACCACCATTCTCGGTTGGGCTAGAGCCTGTGTAGTTAGAGTTAAGAACGATCTGATTGTCTGCTAGATTAATAGTCTCTGTGTTAACTGTAGTAGTCGAACCCGATACAGTTAAGTTACCAGAGACTACAACGTCATTAAACGTAACGTTACTTGTCGTACCTACAGCCTGACCAATAGCAACTGTAGGTGTAGCACCCTCGCCTGTATTATTAGTAAGGGTTACACCCGTTCCTGCGACTAGGGATGCGACATAGTTGCCAGTAGTATCTGTACCAAGAGTTACTTGGTTAGGTGCTACAGTAGTAGCAATAGTAATGTTACCGCTGCCGTCTACGCCTGTGGCTGTACCTGTTACATCTCCTGTAAGAGAGATTGTACGTGCTGTCTGCCAAGTTGTAGCTGTAGAGGCATTACCTGTAACATTACCTGTTAAATTTCCTGTAACGTTACCTGTAACGTTGCCTGTAACTGCCCCACTCAATGATCCCGTAATAGTGCCTGTAACACCTAATGTACCACCAATAGATACGTTACCAGTGTTAACTGTCAAGTTACCTGTTGATATGGAAGTATTTCCTGTAACAGCGAGAGTACCGCCTACAGTGGTATTACCTGTTACGTCTAGCGTACCAAGTACATCTGCATCAGCACCGTTAAGACGTAATGACTCTACACTACCAGAATAGATTGACAGTTGGTTGGTACGGTTAGTAAGCTTACCATAGTCAACACCACCGTCTTGTAGTTTTACATCACCACCATCAACATCAAGTATGATATCACCTGCTACGTCTAATGTCAGATCTCCTGATGACACAGCATATTCATTGTCTTCGATTGTAGTATAACCGTTAACACCAATATTAACTGTGTCACTATAGACAGTACCGTCAAACCACCCATCCTTAAATTCAGCTGCATCAGAGCCTAAATCAATAATGTTATTAGCTTTAGGTAAGACTGTAGTTGTACCTACAATAATATCTTGCGCTGGGCCAACCTTAGTAATAGGAGCACCGCTACCAGACGTACCATCATGAGTGTGACCAGTAGACGCTTGGAATGCATCTTCGACAGCGTTAAATTCACTGTCAAGATCATCAGCGTCAATAACGTTACCGTTAGCAATGTTGTTTGCCGTATCTTGGCGTGTGTAACCTGCCATCCTTTGTTTTCCTTATTGTCTATCGTTCTGCGCAAATTCAAGCAGAACTGTGTCTAGTGTAAATGCGGGGTTAGTTGAGTTATCTTCAATACGTATAGCTATAACTTTACCTGATCCAATAATTTGGTTTTGATATACTTTATCTAATTCACCACCGTATTTAGATGTACCAAAGACAGAAGTAACTGCACCATAGTATGATACAGCAAGACCTGAGCTAGATATTGTCGTAGCTGCTGGTTGAATTAAGTTTTGATTGTTAGATCTGGTAAAATCATATTTAACTGCAAGGTTAATTTCGAAAGAACCTTGAGGGTCGATATAGGTTGTTAATTTATAAAAGGTCTTACGTATCTGTGGGTCTGTAACAGGCATGTAAGGTGACTCATAAATAGCTTCAATAGGTTCACCATCAAAGTCTGCACCCTGTTCCATTTGATAAAGATAACCATCTTCATTAGCAAAAATAATAATTTCAGAATAGTTATCAACGTATTTAGAATCAGCCACAAAAGCTTTAATACCTGAAACTTCTCCCCATGCTAGGTTAGATGTACCTTGATCAGAGAATTTAGTTACAAGCAGGCCACGGGCAACCTTACTTTGTTCTGACTCTGTATAAGCAAAGATACGATACTGAGCCTTCTCACGAATAACGATTGAACAGAAGTTAGATGTACTCTGAGCAAACTTATATACGTCATCAGCGATAGGATCAGATGCAACCTCAAGTGCAAAGTCACCGATACGATCTGTAGCACCTAACAGTCGAATACCATCGGGTGACATGTACATAATATCACCACCAACCTCTTGAATAGTATCAGGATCAAGACACCCAATACTTTCTGTGATTGGACTTAGTTGAAAGTCAGATATAGTAGAACCTGACAGTCTTTGAATCTTATTGCGGCTAAATATAATTAGCTGGTCACGAAAAGATATAAGACCAGTAATAACATGGCTTACGTTAATGACACCACCACCATTAGCAGCGGTAAAGTCATCAGGATCACCAGGTGCAGAAAAGTATAGGTTAGAGCCTTTAGAAAAGAACACAGTATTCTTAAATACAGCTACTTGCTCTGCACCTTGTAAGTCTGTACTGGTTGTTACAAAACTTAGTGTGTTTGAAGAATCATCATATAGCGCAGGGTAGTTAATACTATCTACAAGATATATAAAATGCCCAGTGCCAAAGTTAAACTCAGCAGAACGTATCTTAGTTCCAAGCAAAGCTGCAGTGCCTAAAGATGTCCAACCAGAGCCTGTACTACGGTGATACTCTGTTACACTGCCATTACTACGTGCTACAATATACTCACTTGGGTTGACTACTTTAACACCAACAACCCGACCAGTACCAGGTATAACTGCAGTATCTACTTTAGAAAATCCACGAATTTTAGAATAACCACCAGAACGTGCTGGTTCAAAGTTTTGTAGAATAGTAGCAGATCCAACAGCATTAATCCCCTGTTGTAGGGGACTCATGTTTGAGATAAGGCCACCCTTAAACTCAATAGGAAATGTCTGCCAGTTAGTAGCCATTAATATGTAACTCTTGTATCTATAGCATAATCAGTTCTATTGATATGCAAACTTCTCATGTTTTTGATACCCTGATCAAATTTATTCTGAGATAACTGAGCAGCTTGTGCATCACCCCTAAACATGTAGGCATAGTACATAGCACCATCTACAATAACATGACGATAAGATTCTGGTATAACTGGAACATCAGTAGATAATACCATATCTACGCCAGTAGCATAATACTCGTAGATTACTTCGTATGCTGCATTAGGTGCTGGAAAGATAATTAATTCGTTACTAGGTGCTCTTGAAACAAAAGCAGGTACAGAACGAATTGAACTACTAGAGTTATACTCATAATCAGCATATTTGTCAAGATATTCTTCATACGGCATGATTTTTAACTTACGAGTATCCACATTAAGTGTAGTATCTCTAATAAGTCTAAAACTATTTAAGTTTACTGTTTTAGAATCGTATGGCATACTGTAGCGTACTTCACCAGGAGTTAGAATCTCGGATGCCTCTCTGTGGTTCCAAGGCCATTCAAACTCTTCTTGGTGAATGTGACGAATAGATGCGTTAACAGCATCCTTAGTAAGGTTATAGTAACCCTGTGCTCCCGCAAAGTTAGCTGTGCTAAGTTCTACTTCGTTAAGGCGGCGGTTAACGTCATTAACTAGGCCAATAAAATCATAAGCCATTCTTATTTCTCCTTAACCCGTAGGTATACACTGCGTTCATACTGCAGTCCTTCAACTGTAGTAATTTTACAAGTAATTTTATATCTAATATTATTAGTACCTAAAGACAGACGAATAGTAGAAACAGTAAGGGTGTTAGTTTTCTGCACCATCTGCAGACCATTTACGACACTAGCCGCTTCCACTTGTGTCTTAACGCCACTAGCATCATCAATGTACCAAGTTACACCTGAAATGGTATCATCACCAAGAAAACGTGACCAATCTACATTGTAGTCAAGTACTTCATCTTTATCTTTATCTGGCCACTTATATGACATAAATATATTCCTTACGCTGCAATACGTATTGTTCTATCGGTACTTGTACCTTCGATGTAAATAGTTCTATTAGCTGGATCTGGTTGTACACCAAATGTATAACCTTTATCTGTAGCATCAACAAAAACTACACGTTTACGATCATAACTATCTTTAATACTTTCGTAATCAAATTGTACTGTTACAACAGTGGGACGTTTAGTGTAAATGTTGAGTGGTACAGACACAATCTCAATGCGGTTGACTGTATTTGGTGTTGGTGTGCCTAAGTTAGTATTAGCTGCTACACCTAATGAAATTACGACAGCTTTAGCTGTAACTACAGATGAACCAACAGAGATTGTTAAGGCTGGTGTAGTAACACTTACATTAGCTTTTGCAAGTACTGTAGTTGTACCTATATTTCCTGTAGAGTCAACCCCTTGTGGTAGTACAACAGCTTTAGCTACTATTGTTGGAGTACCTACTGCACTTGTTGTACTTACAGAATTACTTACTACCACTGATTTAGCAATTACTGTTACACTGTTTATTGTACCAGTAGCTGCTACACTTGTCAATACCAGATTAGATTTTGCTACAATCGTTACAGAATTGGTGTTGCTTATGGCTGCTACACCATTTAATACAAAACGTTCCTCACCGCCAGCGGCAAAGGCATTTACAGAAAATGGTGTAGAGCCAAATAGCATGTGTTACGCAGCCTCTTCAGGTTGTTCTTCTACCGATTTTGCAAGCATATTTACGAATGCTTCACGACCAATAGCAAGTTGATCCAAGTTAAACCGTGCACTAGACAACTTACGGTCTAGGTCATTGATGTGGTTCAACATAGCTTGTTGCTCTGGTGTTAAGTCTTCTACCATATACTCTTTATCGTTGATAGTGATGGGTGTCTTTTTATCATTTCCCA